GTATTCCTGGCACCGGGTCAGATCCAGATTGGCAAAGTCAATCCTGCCGTCAAACCACTTGGGATGACCACGTTTCCCTGTTTTCTTTTCCAATGTCGGATAGTACAGGATTACATCATTCCTAAAGCGGCTGATGACATGGAAATCGTTCTCACACATAGGCGTTATGAAAGTTTCCTTGGAAAAGAATGCGTCTGCAACCACCGTTCTGGATATGCTCTGTATCTTGTCTTTTTTGCTGATAAGATAGCTGCTGTACCAGTCAACGAGGTTTTTGCCCATATTATCCAAGGTCTTACAATCCGGCGTCTGAATGGAACCTAAAGTCATGCAATCATGGTTGTCGATGTCAATGACCCCGATGCCCAAGATTTCCAATCCTCGCTTATAATCTCCTGCACAACCAGACCAGAAGTAACCTATCCAAGGTGTCTTCTTGCCTGATTTGGGGATATAGGAAGGATCGATGGCGATGGCTTTTCTTTTACCTGTGAGATGCTTGCTGATGATAGAATCATTGAACGCAAACCAGTCGAAAGTTTCATTCTCAAAAAGGCTACGGTATGTCTGTTCCGAAAAACGTCCATACCTGCCCAATTGGAGGAAGTTTATACGATCAGGGATAGCCATGAATAATTTCATTGCATCCATGAACGTTTTTTCAAAAGGTTTTTGTATATTCACGACTGATTTGAGAGCCGAGAGGCACTCAAATTGGTATTGCATAAGGAGTGTTTCTTTAGTCATAATCAGATGAGTGCAAGACTTCTAATTTACTAAAAATCAATGAATTATGCAATACTTTTCACCTTTATTATCAGCAGGTTAGCACTCTTTTTTCAGCACATTTCTTCATGCTTAACCATTCGTTTTTGACAACATTTCAATGACCTCTTTAGTGTTTTCGAACCAGCTTTTGCCGGTTCTATTGTTTAACTTTTAATTTTTCGGTAAAAATTTACCGAAGTATTGTTTCTGTAAGGGTTTCATCGGAGATACGAATGAAGCTTAAAGATATGTCTGAATCTTCTGGGTATAATATGTCAGCTATTGTGTCAGCTGCAGTCATAAGATTGTTGTCGGATGTTTATGATGCTGATGGTTATATAGTTAACACCGATGCTATTCAAGTAAATCGAAAACTTAGAGACTGCATACCCGACAGCTTTGTTCCATTAGCCATTGCATCTCATAAATGCGATATACCGGAAGCAACCATAAGAACTTGGATCAGGCAAGGGTGGATTGAAAAAGTAAGGATAGGTAATAAACCCTATGTTAAATTGTCAAACATTGAAAAAATAGTTAGGGATAAATATGTCAAAAAGAACAAACGTAGTACGTAAAGGGGATTGCGGAGTAATGGTAAGGAACTTAATAGCCCGCCATTATCTCGGCCTGATGGATAAATATTGTAGTGATAGAAGCGGTCGTACATATCTGTCTATGACAACAACTGACATGTTCCATCAAGCTATCACATTGATTCTTCAAGATAGTTCGATGACAAGGTATGTGAAAGAGGAGGAGGCATTAGAAAGGATAGAGCAGCGTATTCGTAATGTCTTCAGTGAAATTAAGCAAGATCATAACCAAGGGAAAGCAATAGAGTATGCCGACAATATACAAGCCCAAGAGACAGCGATTGAATGAGGGGAAACGCAAGGAGCGGATGCAGATATACAATACTGCCCGCTGGCGTGAACTTCGTAGAATAAAGTTCATGAATGATCCTTTGTGTGAGATGTGCCTAAAGGAAGGAGTCGCAACTCCTGCGGATGATGTACACCACATTCAGTCGTTTATGATTGTCGATGATCTAGCGCAACGTAAAGAGATTGCCTTCGATTATAACAACTTAATGAGTCTATGTGATAAATGTCATCAAAGGATGCACAATGGGCACAGACCACGTTAACAAAGTGTTGCAAAAGGTTGAATCAACCAAAATTAACTCAAATACCAAGAGTGCCCCCCCATAGGATTTTTTTACGGGGAGGACCGTTGAAACCTCAACCTAATCAGCTTCACACACAAGGTGATTTTTGAAATTTTTGATTTGAAAGTTAAAATGTTAAATTTTTGGTGACATGGAAAAATGGTCTAATTTGAACAAAGCGAAGTTTTTTAATCCGAGAGAATCTGAAAAAAACACTAAAGTCGAAGATACTCGTACCGGTTCACGGCGTAGATCGACAGCATGTATTGAATTATCCAATCGGTATTTGTATCGTCGGGCATATTCTGAAACACAATTGCTGGATGTTGTGGATTTTGATTATATACCCGGTTGCTCATACCATTTTATTACTGGTGGAGATGTAGATTCTCTGTCTTTTTTGAAGACAGTACTCAGACAACAAAATCTGGACTATCTTTTATTCTCAACATGTTGTATGGCCGCAGAAGACATACTTCAAATAGATGAATGGATTAAGCAGGGAAAAATAAAAAGGATGGATGCATATCTGGGCGAAATATTTCCTAGCACTTACCGGATAGAATATCAGATGATGCAAGATCTTTTTGAACGCCATCAATGTGGGCGCATAGCTGTATTTAAAAATCACAGTAAGATATATGCAGGATACGGAGATAAATTCCATTTCGCAATAGAGAGTAGTGCAAATATAAACACAAATCCGCGTACAGAAAACGGATGCATTACAATTGACAAGGGACTTTACGAGTTTTACCGTAAATTCTTTGATGGCATAAATAGTTTTGAATAATGAAAAAGACAGATGATAAAAAGCAGGCTATAGTTGAAACGGTTAGAACATTGAATCCAACCAAGGTGGCTTTGTGTAAGAAATTCGGCATAACCTGGCAGACTCTGAAAAATTGGTTGGAAGAAGATGCCGCATTCAAATGTTCGTATGAAAAGGCCATCAGCGACTATCTTAATGAAATAAACATAGAAGCAAAGAAGTCCCTTAGCAAACTAGTGAAAGGATATAGCTATAGTGAGACGAAAACTGTTTATGTGGCAGGTGCAGAAGGTGAACCGGTTATAGCACAAAAAATAGTAACAAAGAAACATGTTCCACCAAATGCTACCGCTGTCACTTATGCTTTATCTAATTTGGATCCGGAAAATTTTGAATAAATATGGAAATTAAGATTGAATATCCAAGTAACTTGAGTCAGGAAACCAGGCTTTTCATGAATGCCGTTATTGAAAAACTGAGTGGAGTTGACAGTATCTCTAATTGTGATTTGGGAGCGATCAGAATGTTGATGTTGTCATATGATGTGTATGTCAAAGCATCCAACGAAGTATTAGAGAGGGGCCCACTGGTTTATGACAAACGAAACCGGGCAAAGATTAATCCGGCAGTTTCATTGACAACAAAAAAATACATTGAAATTGTTACGATTATGAAAGAATTTGGACTCACTGTAAAATCTAGAGAACACATCAAAGCAATGACGGATGAGGTTGATCAAGATTATCCGTTATATCAATTCCTTAAAAATAATGACTGATGACAGGATGGGAAAGATATTGTCAAGGTGTTACTGATGGAAATATTGTTGTTTGTGATCTTGTGAGACGTGCCGTTTTACGCTTCTTGGATATGCTCGAAGATGAAAGACTCGAATTCAAAACCAAAAAAGTAGAACGGGTAATAGCCTTCTTTTCCATTCTCAGACATTTTAAAGGTAAACATAGTGGAAAACCTTTTCTTTTAGAAGATTGGCAGATGTTTATCATCGCTGCAATATATGGATTCTACTATACCGGCACAAATGAACGGGTTGTTACATCTGTTTATATTGAAATGGCAAGAAAACAGGGGAAAACAGCATTTGCGGCAGGTCTATGCCTGTATCACGAAATTGCAGATGGTGAAGCTGGTGCTGAAGTTTATTTGGCCGCAAATAGTCGGGAACAGGCAAAAATTGCATTTAAGTTTTGTTCTCAATTTGCAAAAAAAATGGATCCGAAAGGGCAAATACTTCAAATATACCGTGATTATATAGATTTAAACGCAAATGTCAGTACATTAAAGGTGCTAGCGGCTGATTCTTCTAAATTGGATGGGCCGGATCCCTCTATGTATTTGCTGGACGAATATCATGCCGCAAAAGACAGTTCGCTAAAAGATGTTTTACAATCAGGGCAAGGAACCCGTGAAAGCCCTATGTCAATGATTATCACTACAGCTGGTTTTGATAAACTTGGTCCATGTTTTCAATATCGTGAGATGTGCGTAGATGTATTGAATGGTATAAAGGACGATGAAAGACTTTTCACTATAATTTATTCGTTAGACGAAAAAGATGATTGGAAAGATGAACGAGTATGGATAAAAAGTAATCCTAACCTTGAAGTAACCGTAAAGATGGCATATATACGGAGCCAGGTAAAAAAAGCAGTCAATAGTCCTATCGATGAAGTAGGGGTTCGAACTAAAACTATCAACCAATGGTGTGACAGTATGGAAGTTTGGATACCGGATCATCACATTATAAAATGTACCGGAGATGTTGACATTAATATTTTTGGAAAGGAAACGGAATGTTATGTAGGAATTGACCTTTCTTCAACATCAGATTTAACAGCTTTATCCCTTATGTTTCCGTATAAGGGCAAATTTTATTTCAAGACGTTTTACTATTTACCAGAAGAGGCTTTGTCTACAAAGAAATACAAGGAAATGTATGGGGATTGGGCAAGAAACAAGTACCTGATAATTACTCCAGGAAATGTAGTCGACTATGATTATATATTGAATGATTTAGTAGACTTGGATTCAAAACTCTACATTTTAAAGATCGGCTATGATGCATGGAATTCGACCCAGTTTGTCATCAATGCAACAAACAGAGGATTGCCTATGGAGCCTATATCTCAAAGTATAGGTAATTTTAATAGACCGACAAAAGAGCTGGAAAGAGTTATAATGTCAGGAAATGCAGTCATTGATAACAATCCGATCAATCGCTTTTGCTTCAAAAATGTGACAATGAAATTTGACTCCAGTGGTAATGCCAAACCAAATAAAGAGAATAATGATAAAAAAATAGATGGCGTAATTGCTGACATAGAAGCTTTAGGCGTATATCTTCTTACACCACAATATTCTAATAGCTTGTAATCCCGTCATACACGATTTCGGTATATAAAAAAATGATATCGTGTAATGAAGATTTTCGGATTAGAAATAAGAAAGCAGAAAAAAGAACCGGTTGAATCCTTTATCAATGTTCAAAGAATGGGAAGTTATAGCCGAAGGACTGCTATGTCTCTATCGGCTGTATATCGATGTGTCAATGTTATAAGCGAAAGTGTAGCTCAATTACCTCTGGAAGTATTTAAAAAGGATGATGAGGGTTATAAAAAACCATACTTAAAGCATTCGGCATATAGTCTACTTCGTGAATACCCTAATCCGGATATGACGCGATTTACATTCTTGAAGACGTTGGTAAGTTCGGTATTGTTGAATGGTAACGGTTATGCTTACATTGATAGGGACAATTTCGGAAACGCATTATCGATTCAATACATTCCTGCAGGATTAGTTAATATAGTCTATATCAACATTGAAGGTTATGCAAAAATGAGATATCAGGTTACCGGATTTAAAAATCTGGTAGAACCCTCTGATATGATTCACGTTCTAAACTTTTCCTATGATGGCATAACAGGAGTTTCAACCCTTACACATGCAAGAAATACGCTAGGTATAGCAAGCGCATCTGAAGAGTATGCAAAACAATTTTTTAGCGAGGGAGGTAATGTTCGCGGTGTAATTTCTGTTGAAGGTCGATTAAGTCCAGAACAAAGAACAGATATCAAGAAAACATGGGCAGAAATGATATCTAACGGTGGAGTCGGTGTAATGGAGGGGAATATGTCCTATAAACCTGTGACCATAAATCCTGTTGATGCTCAAATGATAGAAACTCGTCAATTTAATGTCGTTGATATCTGTCGTTTTTTTGGCGTCTCTCCAGTTAAAGCTTTTGACCTTACAAAATCAAGTTATTCTACAGTAGAGGCAACACAATTATCATTTCTTACAGACACTTTAGCTCCAATGTTGGAAAACCTGGAATTAGAATTTAAACGCAAGGTATTCCGTCCATCAGAAAGATCTTATGTTGAAGTTCAATTTGATACAAGTAATTTGTTACGAGCCGATAAAGCTGCGCAGGCTACTTGGATGAAAACCATGTACGAAATGGCTGGAATGACTCCGAATGAGGCTCGTAGAATGAATAATATGGAGAAAGTGCCTAATGGAGATCAACCATTGGTTAATAACGCAATGGTGCCGTTAGAATACGTTGCAAACAAGAAGTTTGAAACAGGAAAAGAGAAATCTTGATAATGTATTACACTTTAACGGTATATGTATAAAGGCGAATAAATATGAAAAAGGAAAAAGAAATAAGAGGTATTTCATACCGGGCTACAGTGAGCGAGGAATCCCGTCATGTAGAAGGTTATGCCTTACTTTTTAATGTTGATAGTCGTGCAATGTGGGGTGGGGATCTAATCGAACGAATAGCACCGACAGCATTGGAAGGAGTCCTGGAAAAAAGTGATATCCTTTGCTTGATGAATCACGACGAAAGACGTGGAGTATTAGCTAGATACCGGATGGGAGAAGGCTCATTGAAATTGGAAGTGGATGAGAAAGGGTTGAAATATTCTTTTGATGCCCCAAATACACCATTGGGAGATGAGTTGATAGAATCTTTGAAACGTGGGGATATTTCAGAATCATCTTTTGCTTTTACCGTTGAGGACGATAACTGGGAAAGAAAAGAAGATGGTTCGTATGTACGTACGATTCTAAAATTTGAACGTCTTTACGATGTAAGTCCGGTTTATTATCCTGCCTATGAAGATACATCTGTAGCACTCCGGTCAATAGAAGCATTAAAGGAAGCTGAAACTAAGGCCGCTACAGAGAAAGCGGAAATAGAGAAAAGAGAGTTTGAAGAATATTTTAATAATCTCAAAAATAGATTTTAATATGGCAAAAGAAGTAACACTTGTCGAGTTGAAAGATAAACTCGGCCTGTTGAATGAAGAAAGAAAGGACATCTTTGCTGGTTTGGCAAAAGAATCCCGTAGGGCTAATGAAGGAGAGGAAAAACGACTCGGTGAGATTGCCTCTGAAGTTGCCGAAGTTGAGTTCGAAATTAAATTGGCAGAAGCTCGTAACAAGCAACGTCCTATAACACCACAGACAAAGCGTTCTAGTGGCAATTTGCTTGCCAAGGCTATCCGTTCTATGTTGACAGGGGAAAGTTCGGATGAAGTAGAAGCGTTGCTGGATGCCGGTAAGCGTTCAATGACAGACGCTGGACTAACATCGACACGTGGTAATTTAATTATCCCGATGGAATTTCGTGGTGATTTCATTTCCGCGAAAGTTGCAGGTGACGGTACTGAACTCATAACAGAGGATCTATTAGGTATTTTACAGCCTATCCGTGATAATCTGGTTATGGTAAAGGCCGGTTCAACATTCCTTACTGGCTTGAAAGGAAATATCGGTATTCCTTCTTACAGTGGTTCTTCTGTGGATTGGGCAAGTGAAACAGAAACTGCAAAGAACGGAAAGGGAACGTTTAAGAAAATTGAACTTTCTCCGAAACGTTTAACTGCTTATTTAGATATTTCTAAGCAGTTCCTTGCACAAGACAGTTTGTCTACTGATGCAATGATGACATCTGACTTAGCTCGTGCCATCGCAATTAAATTGCAGCGTACAATCCTAAGTAAAGATGCGCACGATGAAAAACGCCCGGACGGTTTCTTTACCGGTACTCCGGAATATAAAATCAACGGTGTGGCAACTTTTGCAAATTTGGTTGCGATGGAATCTGCAGTTCCGATCGATGAGGCATTAGTTAACAATTTGGCTTACCTCACATCTGTGAAGGGTTCCGGTATTCTGAAATCAACCTTGAGAGCGCCCAATGTTGCTGAAGGATTTATTATGGAAAAGGGCCAGGCAAACGGATACAACGTATATGCAACCTCCGGTATGGCTTCCGGTTTACAGGACGCTGGTGATGAGGAAGGTATTATCTTCGGTAACTGGGCTGATTATGTTATCGGTCAGTGGGGAGCGCTGGATATTACAGTCGATCCTTATACCAAGGCTGCTGACGGTGAAGTCCGCTTGGTAATCAATGCGTTCTTTGACGCTAAAGCACGTCGTCCTGAATCGTTCGTTGTTGGTTCCATAAAATAGTAAGCTATGTATGTAACACTAGAAGAGGCTAAGAGACACCTGCAGATCGATTCAGAGTATGATGGAGATGATTTGTATATCAATTCTCTGATTGATGCAGCAGAAGCGGCTGTGGCAAACCATCTCAAGTATGATTCACTTGATGGTGCTTTCCCCATTCTGCCGCTTCCAGTGAAACATGCAATACTTTTGATGGTAGGAAACCTTTACGCCAACCGGGAACCGGTTGCTTTTGCGCAAAGTTATCGAGTACCTCTTAGTTATGAATACCTTTTAGCATCTTATGTAAATTATGGATCATGAGAGCTGGGTTATTACGTGAAATACTGGTCTTTGAAGAACTTCAATCTGTTACATCTCCATCTGGAGCCGTAAAAAAAGAGTATGCAAAGGTCTACACATGTAAAGGGTATAAGAAAAAACTATCTCCTATCCGTGATGCAAATGGGATAAATGCAATGGAAGAATTCACAGGAAACACATTGGTATTTCAAATGCGCTATCATCCAGTGATAAATGAAAAGCAAAGAGTCTTATATCAAGGTTACTATTACTCAATCTCGTTACTGGATCGACAAATATCTGATAATACTTATCTCGTTACACTATTAAAAATAAATACGTGATGATTACAGTAAAACTAATAGATCGCGAGGCCGTTGTTAATCTTGTTGATGGACTTGAGGACTTTGAAAAGGATAGGGCAGTAAAGGCCGGTTTACGCTCCGCAGTAAGTGTATTTAAAACGGCGGGTAAGCGTAATTTACGACAAAGATTGAAAACCCCTGGCGGTGTTATGGGCAACCTGATGAAATCATTTACAAATAAGGTAAAACGTACTAAGCTAGGGGCTCTTTCTGGATTTGCTCGCCCAGCGGGCAGTCATGCTCATCTTGTCGATAAAGGTACAAAGATGAGGTACACGAAAAGGGGGCAACGGCGAGGAATTATGCCCGCCAATAATTTTTGGTCGGACGCTGTTGTGAGCGAAGAACCTAAAGCAGTGGAGCCTTTATACGCTGGGGTAGAAAGGGCGGTTCAACGAATAAATAACAGGTAATGATAAAGCGGGATGAATCAAAATTAAAAGTAACGACGGTTATCCGGCAAATACTTTTGAAGAATAGTGAATTATTGGCTTTAGTCGGGGAAAAAATTTTCCCATTATATGCACCAGAGGGCACAGAGGGGGATTTCGTCCTTTATGTGCGCGATGAGTACTCTGTGCAATATACCGCAATGGGGATTTTTAGCCAGCAGTGTCGGGTTTTTATTAACGTTGTAAGTGATAATTATGATCGTAGTCAGGATATTGCCGAATTAATATTAGGCGTATTAGAGGGCGATCAATCTAATGGGCTTCGGATAAGATTGAAGGATTCGACCGAAGATTACGAGGATAAAAAGTTTATTCAGGTATTATTATTTGAAATTTCTAATTCATAAAAAATATGGCAGTAACCTATGATTCAACAAAAGACACAATTACCGGTGATAAATTGATGTTATTTATCACAGATGGATCAAGTGTTCTCCCTGTCGCATTTGGAACATCATGTAATATTGATGTATCAGCAGATACGATTGACACATCTAATAAGATGTCAGGGAACTGGAAAGAATTTTTAACCGGGCAATTGGGGTATACGATAGCAAGTGAATCTATGTTATCTATGAAAGAGGGGCATCTATCTTTTAAAACCCTCAAAAAATTAATGGCAAGCAGAACTCCTATCCCGTTTGTAGTTGCTAAAGCTACTGAGGCAAATGGCGATTTTACTAAAGACGCTGACACTGTAAAGGGGAAAGCTATTATTACCGCTCTTAATATGACGGCTCAGAATGGCTCGATCTGTACCAGTTCCTGCACACTTCAAGGCACAGGGCCACTAGAGGACGGGGACGCATCGTCTCCGGCAAATGCGCCGGTACCTGCTAATTCTTCAGGTAAATAAGGAAATGAAAATTATTAACGGAGGGCGGCAGGTTAGCTGCCCTCTTTTTGATTAAGGAGATATGAAATACAATATTAGGTTATCAATAAAAGCCATTATTCGAGCGGAGCAAATCCTTTCAAAGCCTTTTACCGATATTGATTATACGAATGTTGAGGAATTAACAAAGTTACTCTATTGTACAGTTCTAGCCAATAATCCGGTATTATTCACATATGAAGAATTTCAGTCGATTGCCGAGAATGAAAAACAGTTTGCAACCATGATCAAAGAAATAGAGAAGGTCAATAATGTGTTGGAGCAATTTACACAATCAGGCAGATCCGGATCTGTGGAGGCTGTTGAGGGAACGCAATACATCAAAGATCTAGTGGGTATGTTGATTCTGTCCGGATTGGATGCCCATTATGTCATGGATGAAATGGATATTTCAGATATCCCTGTATTTATTGAGGCCTACGAGAAAAAGAAACGAGAAGAGATGGAAGCCTCTCGGCTTTGGACTTTTCTGTCTGTTGTCCCTCATATTGATACAAAGAAAATTCGATCTGTGGAAGATTTTTTCTTATTCCCCTGGGAGATTGAGGGGAAGAAAAAGAAAGCAGAGGCGGAAATGAATGCAAATACAGAGCTATTCGGTCGGTTTATGTCTGGGGAGGTTACTCATGTGTTAATCAAGTAGTATTATGGCAAGCAAAAACAAGATCGGAATAGCATCG